GAACAAACTGCTCCTGTGGAGCAATCTGTTGACACCAGCAAACTGCAAGCAGAACTCGAAGCAATGCGGCGTAAAAACGCTGAATTGATTGATGAGTACAAAAAAGCAAAAGCTCAAGCCAAAGCCATTCCCGAGGGCGTTGATGTTCAAGAGTTATTGGACTTCAAGCAAAAGGCGGTTCAAGCAGATCTGGAGCAACAAGGCAAATACGGGGAAGCTCGCCAAGCTTTGGAGCAGCAGTTCCGTGAGGCGTCGGCGGAAAAAGACAAGCGCATCTCAGAGTTAGAAGCTCGTGTGAGAGAGCTTGAACTGATCACGCCTGCGATTAGCGCCCTTGCTGACGTTGTTCATGATCCTGATTTGATCTTGAAAACTAAGCTCACCAGCGATCAGATTGAGCGCGAATCAGACGGGACGGTTGTTGTCGTTGACGGCTACCAGCGCACGCCTGTCAGTGAATGGGCCAAGACCTTGCCTGCATGGATGCAAAAGCAGCCCAAGCCACAAGGCAGCGGAGCACCTGCTGGCCGCACCTCTGGCGAATCAGTTATTGGGATCAAGAATCCATTTGTGCCCGAATCTTTCAACCTCACAGAGCAATCACGCTTGTTCAAAACCGATCGTGATTTGTATGAAAGGTTGAAAACAGCTGCTAACCGTTAACATATGAGCTAATGGCAAGGCTGTGCTGAGCCGTTGGGCTGTGCCCACACCGTAAACATTCTCTTTTTTGACAGATGGCAACTCTAAGGAGTGACATCATCATCCCTGAGGTATTTACGCCTTACGTCATTGAGCAAACAACTCAGCGTGATGCCTTTTTGGCTAGCGGTGTGGTGCAGCCAATGGCGGAGCTAAATGCAGCAGAAGGTGGTGGTGATTTTGTAAACGTTCCGTTTTACAAAGCAAACCTGAGCGGTGACTTTGAAGTTCTCACTGATAGCTCTTCACTGACTCCAGGCAAGATCACAGCTGACAAGCAAGTTGGCGTGATTCTGCATCGTGGTCGCGCTTTTGAATCTCGTGACCTTGCAGCTCTTGCTGCTGGTTCTGACCCAATGGCCGCTATCGGTGCCAAAATTGCTGATTACATTGCTAACCAACGCCAGAAAGACCTCCTTTCCTGCTTGGCTGGTGTTTTCGGCACTGTTCACACAACCAGCTCATCCGCTGCGTTCTTCCCTCTCACCATTGATGGTGAATCAGGAGATACGCCCACAGCTTTGAGCCCTCGCCACGTTGCAGAAGCTAAGGCTCTGCTTGGTGATCAAGGCGAAAAGTTGACAGCAATTTGTATGCACAGCAAGGTTTACTACGATCTTGTCGAGCGTCGTGCTGTTGATTACGTCTTGGCAACTGACTCCAACGGCGGCAGTGCTACTGCTTCCGGCGGTTCGATTGCTCAAGCTTTTGGAAGCCCTAGCGTGCCAACCTTCATGGGTCTGCGCGTGATTGTTTCCGACGACGTAAACACCAACGGCACTGGCTCTTCTACTGAATACGCCACCTACTTTTTTACTGAAGGGGCCATTGGTTCAGGCGAACAGCTTGGACTTCAGACTGAAACTGACCGGGACATCCTGGCCAAGTCTGACGCCATGTCAATCGACCTTCACTATTGCTATCACCCAATTGGTGCAAAGTGGGCAGTGACCGACGCGAACCCAACACGGGCTCAACTCCAAACTGTTGGCAATTGGTCGAAAGTTTACGAGACTAAAAACCTCGGAATCGTTCGGGCAACCAACGTTTCTAATATGGATTGATCGAGGTAATTAACCATGGCATCCATTTTCGAGGCAACAGCGGGCAAACTTATTGGCCCAACAACTGGCGGCACTGTTACTCAGGCCACCAGTAAGGCAACAGGCGTGACTCTGAACGCCGCTTCAGGCCAAATCACTTTGGACGACGCTGCTTTGGCGGCTGCTGCTGAGGTGACCTTTGCTGTCACAAACAGCGAAGTCGCAGCTACTGACGTTGTTGTGGTCAACCACAGCTCCGCCGGAACTGCTGGAGCCTATCTCGTTCAAGCCAACACAATTGCTGATGGCTCGTTCGCGATCACGGTTGCAAACCTGTCCGGAGGTTCATTGGGAGAAGCAATCGTTGTTTCTTTCGTAGCTCTAAAGGGCGCTAGCTCCTGATGGGTTTGTTCGCTTTTAGGCGAGCAAAAGAACGTGAGGCTGCTGCTGCCGCTACAGCAGTGGCCTCCGCTTCTGAAGAGCCCGCAACTAAGAAATCAACAGTGAAGGCTGATGGCAGTAACGATCGACGCAACAGTAGGCAGCGCAAGCGCAAACAGCTACTTGACGCTGAGTGACGCTCAGGACATTGTTGACGGCATGGTTGAGGACGACGACAGCGTTGCATGGGAAAGCGCGTCTGATGACCAAAAAAATCGGGCTCTTTATACGGCAACGCAGCGACTTGATCGCGAAAGATTTCTAGGCGCACGGGCAACAGATACGCAGGCATTGCAGTGGCCGCGTACTGGCGTTCGTAAGCCTGACACTTATGTCAACACTTACGCGACGGGCTTTCCCTTTCGCATTTCTGACGATTATTTCACCGACACAGAAATCCCTGACCAGATCAAACGGGCTCAGGTAGTGCTGGCAATTTATCTGAACAGCAATAAAGACGGCATTGGCCTGAGCGGTCTTGAGGATTACAAAAGCGTCAGTATTGGCAGCCTGAGCGTGACGCCTGACAAAACTGGAGCGGTTGGCGCAGATCGCGTGCCACCATTGTTTGAACGCTATCTCACAGGGCTTAGAATTAGCGGACCAGGAAACATCGCTATTAAACGGAGCTAAGCATGGGCTATTCCTATCCAGGCGCTGAATTTATAGACGACACTGCGGCACACACTGGACGCTTTGGAAAAGTTGTAGCTCTTGAAGATTCCGTGATTGCCACCTTGGTGGCTGAAGATATTACAGGCAACACGCTTTCCTCAATTCCTGTTAGTGCTTCGGCTGAAATCTGTGGAGTAATCACAAGCGTTACTCTTACTAGCGGCACTGTTATCGCTTACAGGCTCTGATCATGTCAAAAGGTTTTGGACAGGGCGACATTGGAATCGATTACACGCTAGGAGCTGAGGTCATTACTGACACGGCAGCTCATACTGGTCGATTCAAGCATATTGATTTTTACGAAAGCACGCATATTACGGCGCTAGTTAGCGAGAACTACACAGGCAATTCATTGGACGGTGAAACCATGCCAGCGGGTTTCCATATCGTTGGAGTGTTTACCAGTATTCAGCTCCAAAACGGAGCGTGCATCGCTTATCGCATCTAATGGCACTTGCTAGCTCACTAAAAAAAGTTGCGGCCAAGGTGGTTACCCGTTTCGGGGGCAATGTGACTATGCGTTACGTTTCGGCTGGCAGTTATAACGCCACCACGGGCGTGATTGCTGAAACAACCAGCGACGCAGTTATCAAGGGAGTGCTTGAGGATGTAAATCTGCGGGAGGTGAATGAACTTATTCAAGCTAGCGACAAGCGTCTAACTGTTGCGGCAAAAGACTTAACCACTGCTCCTGAGACAAAAGATCGCGTTGTGATCGGCGGAGTTGTCCATCAAATCATTCGCGTTGAAACGAATGAGCAGGATAATGAGGCAATCACCCACGAACTGATTTTGAGGGCATAGCCATGGCGCGTCAGATCCCGCTAAACCAGATCGGCAACCACATGGACGGGCAGATTCGTAAGCTCGTAAAAGCTACAACGCTTGAATGGGAGGGACGAGTCATACAAGAAACCCCGGTTGATACTGGACGCCTTCAAGGCGCATGGCAAAACAAAATTGAGCCTTATGTTGGCGAAGTGACCAACAACATGGAGTATGCAGAGCCGGTTTGCTATGGCACCAACTTGCCTGCATCATGGGGAGGCAAGTTCAGAACCCGCCAAGGGACTAGACCCGGCTTCCCAGAGCTGATTGGCAAAGAGCTTGAAGCTTGGGCGCAACAGCAATATCAAAAAATCGTCAGGAGGGGCTAATGGCTGCTGTAGATCTCAACACTGTTCGGGCAGCTATTGAAACGCATTTCATTGTTGGCTTTGGCGCAAAAATTGCACTTCAAAGCGGTGACATCCTCATAAGTCAAAACGGTCTAACCATTGTGACTCAATCAGTTGAGCCAGGGCTTACTCCTCTTGTTTTTTACAATCAAGACTACAAGCCAACGCCAAATGATTCGTTTGTTCAGTGCTTAGTGACGTTCGATCAAACCTCTTACTTGACAATGGGGTTAGCAAGTAATGCTTTGAATCAAGTTTTTGGCACCGTCAAAGCGAACGTTTTCACTCCAAAAGGGACAGGACCAGGCGCCAATTATGAGTTGGCTGATCGAATTTGCAGTCTTTGCACTCGCGAAATCTTCGAAGGTATTCAGTTGGGTCCATTATCGGGACCAAGCGTAATAGCAGCCCCGCAGCCATCGGCGTTTTTTCAAACCGCTATAAGCGTGCCTTTCAACGTTTTTGAGCAGCTTTAGCCATGCCAGTAATTAGCCGCAACACGATTAGATCAACCATTGAAAGCCGGTTGGCTACAGAACTGGCAAGCTCTCCAGTCCTTCCTGTCGTGTTTCACAACATGGCATATGAGCCAAGTCCAAACTCATCGTGGGTTCAATGCCTTGTCAGCTTTGGCGCTAACGAGTATTTAAGCCAAGGTCTTACGACTAACTCTCAAAACCGCGTCGTGGGTTTGTTGCTTGTCAGCATCTTTACCCCAAAAGGTGTTGGCCCTGGGGCCAACTATGTCATTGGAAAACGCATCCGTGACCTTTACAATAGGGTCATAGTGTCGGGGGTTTTCTTCGACGCAGCCAACGGCCCAGCGGTTCTGGCTTCACCAGTTCCCGAGGGCTACTTTCAAACTCAGGTCCGTGTGACCTTTGAATTTATCGAGGAACTCTGACCATGGCTACAATCCGAGGCGAACAAGGAGCCGTTCAGTTTGACGCAGCAGGTTCTAGCAATGCCACCATTGTTGGAACTCGCAGCTGGAGCCTGACCACAACCAAAGAAACGCTGGACACTTCAAAGCACGGTGATACTTTCCGCAGCTTTGTTGGCAGCATGATTTCAGGTTCTGGCACCGTTGAGCTGGTCTATGACCCTGACGCAACCGGCCAGGCTGGTTTCTTAGAGGACGTTTTGACCGCTGCGGATCCTGCTGACGCTACCTTTGAGCTGTTTACTACTGGCACAACTAGCGGCACTGATTCCGTAAGTTTTGCGGGCATCATTACTGACATGGAAATCAGCTCTAATGTTGGTGACCTTGTTGTTGTCAGTTGCAGCTTTGTGACTAGCGGTGCAATCACTGGCAATCTGGAGTAATTGAGCCGTTTGCATTATGCTTTAGGGCATACATGTTTTGTTTGCTGAATGTCAGCGTCAAAGACTCGCACGGTTGATTTGTTGGTTGGGGCGTTTGACCTCAACCAACGCCGTAAGTTTGTTTTGAAGAATGCGGCGGGTGATTCTGTCGTTGACTTGTATTTCAGCCCGATCACAAGAGCAGATCGCAAGGTTGCCCAGACAATGGCGCAAAGCGATGAAGCTCTAGACATCAGCACTTACATGCTTTGTCAAAAGGCAGAGCTTGAGGACGGAACCAAAGCGTTTGCTTCTGCTGATGCTCCGAAGCTGCAACGTCAGTTGCCTGAGTCAGTATTGAATGAAGTTGAGCTGTTCTTGTTTGGCCTTGGCGGCGACGAGGATCTCAAAGAAGCAAAAAACGACTAGCGCAGGATAGTTGGCTCTTTTTTGAGTTTCATCTGGCCTGCGAGCTAGGAATGACAGTGAGCAGACTTCGTACGGAATTAACCGATGCGGAGTTTGTTCATTTTGCTGCTTACTACGAATTGAAGGGCGAAAAGGAAAAGGAGGCAATGGATCGCGCTAAGTCGAGTCGGCGGTAAGATTGAGGCAGTGCTGAGGCGGTCGTGGCAGAATCTACTATCAAGCTGATTGTTGATGCTGCCAACGCAGTTAGCCCGCTAAGGAGGGTTGCGAAAGAAACGGCCAAAACAGAGAAGCAAGTAAGCTTGTTGCAAAAAGCGATCAAGGCGCAGTCACAAGCCGTAGATATTGCAAAAACAAAGCTAATTGGTTTTGGCAATACCGCCAAAAAAGCATTTGCAACGGCTCGAAAAGCGGCGGAAAAATTTCAATCAAAGCTTGGAGGCTTAAAAGGCGCGATCGTGTCGCTCGGCGTGGCAGCGCTTACAAAACGGATGATTGGCCAAGCTGCAAGCTTCGCCCAAACACAAGTAAGGCTGAAGGCGTTGTCAACGGAATATGGCGAATTTGGCAAGATCCAACAGCTAGTGAAAGATAATGCCAAAACGTTTAATCAGTCTCAGGCTGAGTCAGCTAGCAACTTTTCAGACGTTTACGCAAGGTTAAGACCGCTAGGGACTTCGCTTGAAGATATTCAAACGGTCTATAAAGGCTTTAATGCAACAGCATTGGCAAGCGGCACTAGCGCGGCGGCAGCGAGCGGGGCGTTTCTTCAGCTAAGCCAAGCACTTGGCAGCGGCAGACTTCAAGGCGATGAATTTAGGTCAATCGCTGAGCAAGTGCCAGGCATTTTGAGGCTAGTTTCTGATGAAATGGGCGTCACTGTTGGAGAGCTGAAACAGCTTGGAAGTGATGGCAAGATCACGTCAGACATTCTGATCAATTCTTTGGCGAAAGGATTTGAAGAAAACAAAGACAAAATTCAAGCATTATTGGCTGAATCTCCGGCCCAAAAATTTAAGGAGTTTAGCAACGCCACAAGCGAATTAAGTAACTCTATTGGGACTGAGTTGCTACCAGTCGTTACGCCAACAGTTCAAGCTTTGACTGAAATGGTTGGGGTTGTTGGAAAGCTACCAGGCCCGATGAGAACGCTAGCAGCGGCAGCTATTGGCTTAGGAGCAGCATTCGTTACAGCTTCAGGAGCAGCCTCGGCATTGGGACTAAAGCTGACAGCATTAATCGCCATCGCCGGAAAAGCTGCTCTCATACTTGGGCCAATCGTGGGCGTAGCGTTGGCTATAGAAGATGCAAGGCTTAGAAAAGAGCAGTTTGACAAAGCCTTAGAATCAACATCTCCAACCGTATTGCAAGAGGCTTTAGATAAAGCAACGAAAGAGTTAGACCAATTAAACATTGCATCTAAAAAGTTCGAAGACAGTCCGTACTATAGAGGCAAAATTCAAGACGTAAATGATCTCAAAGAAAGACTTGACGAAGCAAAATTAAAAGTTGAAGAGCTAGCAAAAAGAAGAACTTTAATCGTTGATTTAGTTGTTAAGTCAAAATCAATCGCAGAAGATGTAAGAAGCCAAACAGCAACAGGCAGGCCGGGCGGAGCTGGATTTGACACACTGACGCCAGAGCAGCTTGATGAAGCCTTGGGCCGAAGCAAACCCAAGCTAAGCGGCAGCAGCAGGGGCAGTGCTGCGAAAGGTCCGCAGGACATTTCATTAGCCATGGAGGCGCTTTTACTAAGGCAACAGCAGCTTAGATTTTCAAACGATCAACTAGCGCAAAGCAGGATAGAGAAAGAGATCCAAATCCAAAAGATTCTTGAGTCTCAATCGCAGCCTAGACAACGAAACATTGATTTAATTCGAACTGAAAATGATGCGTTGCTTAGAACCGCGTCTATTTTTGCTGAGAACTTTGAGATAGCAGACGAGGCCAACAAAAAAATTACAGCTAACGCGATTGAAGGCGTTAGGGCAGGTTTTGCGGCTGCTCAAGAGATAGACGCAGAGTTGCAGGCGCAAGCTGAAAAGATGAATCAGCTTTACAGCTCAATCGGCCAAACAATTACAACCGGCATTGTTGATAGCTTGACCGCTGCTGTTGATGGCACCAAGTCGCTGGCAGAGGTTGCGTCAAATACTCTCAGAAGCCTTGCCAACATCATGCTCAAGTTTGGTCTTCAAACGTTCCTTGGCGGTCTTGGCGGAGGTGACCCCAGCAGCATTTTCACCAAGCTCTTTGGCGGAGGCAGGGCCAGCGGTGGCAGCGTCAGTTCAAGCAAGTCTTATTTGGTCGGCGAAAGAGGGCCAGAACTATTTACTCCAGGCCGCAGCGGCAGCATCGCGCCAAATGGTGCAATGGGTGGTGTCAACGTTGGCACTATCAACATTCAGGTTGAAAACACTGGCGAGCAGTTAACCCCAGCAGCACAAAAGCAGCTTGCCGGTCAGGTTCAAGGTATCGTGTTATCAACGTTGGCCAATGAGCGCCGCAGTGGAGGAATGCTCTGATGGCATACATCCAGTTCAATGACATACCGCTTGATCCATCGCTTACGCAGCAGCGTTCACAGCGTGTTCAGCGTGCTCAATTTGGTGATGGTTACAGCCAGGTTTTAACGGATGGCTTGAATGCAGAACAGGAGACATGGCAATGCCAAACACCTCCGCTGACATACGCAGAAGTCAATTCAATCGAAAGCTTTTTCTTGGAGCAGAAGGGGCAAGCAATTTCTTGGATTCCACCGTTTAGCACCAAAACGTTTTCCAAGCCGTTTGGAAGCGGCAAGCTAAATCTTGGTTACACAAGTTTAAGCGCGTTGACGTTGACTGGTTACACAAGGCCAACTAATTACACAGCCAACCTTGTGACGGGTGTTTTAACGTCTGTTGACATTGCTGATGGAACGGCAATCCCAATTTCTTTAACCCTTGCCGCTAAGAATTTTCTGTTGTCTGATGGCTGGACGATTAGCACCTTGAGTTCAGCCTATGCCCGCTTATCATTTAGCTTGACGAGGGTTTATGTATGACGCAAACGCCTCCTAACGCTGAAGTATTTAAGCCACAGCTGCCGCAGATTATTGATCTGTTTACGCTCGACATTACAGCAATTTTGCCTTCTGGTTCGTCAGACCAAGCGATTTATAGATTTGCAAATTGGTCACAAGTTAATGGCGCTGATGTTGTCTATCAAACGAACACTTATACGGCGTTGCCTCTAGAGGCATCAGGGTTTGAGCTAAACACCAAAGGGCAGTTGGCGCGTCCAAGCTTGACGTTTGCAAACGTAGGTCTTGGTATTACGGCTTTGACCAACACCTATGAAGACCTTGTTGGCGCAACGGTCCAAAGGATTCGCACGCTTACTACTTATCTTGACGGTGCTGAAGCTGCTGATCCAAACGCTTATTGGGGACCAGACGAATGGATTGTTGAGCAAAAAAGCAGCGAGACCAAGCTGGCGGTATCTTTTCAGCTAACAATTCCGTTTGATCTTGAAGGGCGTGCATTGCCTGGTCGTAGGCTATTGCGTGAGCAATGTCAGTGGAGATATAGAAGCAATATTGGTTGTCATTACGATGGGACTGATTATTTCAATGCTAATGATCAAAGTGTTGCCAGCCTTAGCAATGATGTTTGCGGAAAACGTTTAACCAGTTGTCAACTAAGGTTTGGTAATACGTCAAGGCTGCCATTTGGCGGCTTTCCTGGTCTTACGGACGCAATGGGCTAAACGATGCTTTCTCAGTACAACAATCCGATTACGGGCGAACAGCAAGCAAGCATTCGTGCTTATGCAGAAGCCGCTCATCCTGTTGAGGCTTGTGGCTTTGTGCTTGCTGATGGAACGGTGGTGGAATGTACCAACACTTCGACGCAGCCTGACACGTTCGTTATCAGCGCAGAAGAGACGGCTTTGTATTTAGACGATGCGGTTGCTTCATGGCATAGCCATGCGGATTACGCAGGCATGAGCTTTGCGGACATCAATGCAGCTAAAGCATTGAATTTGCCTTATGTGGTTTTCAACTGTGCCAGCACAGAGTTTTATTACTTTGATCCGCGTCAGTCAGCAGGCTTAGTGGGGCGTCCGTGGATGTATGGCGGTTATGACTGCTATTCAGCGGTTCGTGATTGGTACTCACAGCAAATGGGCGTTCAGATGGCTGATTACGAGCGTCTGTACGAGGGCGAATGGTCTCAGCGAGGCTTCACGCATTTTGAGGACAACTTTGCCACAGAGGGCTTTATTCGGATCCCTAAGACAGTTGATCTGGAGCGTGGGGATGTGTTGCTGTTTCGGATCAGGAATGACCACACCTGTAACCACGTTGCTGTGATTGAGGACGTAGAGGCCAATCAGATTTATCAACACTTGGTCGACCGAGACTCAGCGATAATGGCTTACAGCGGCTATTTCCGCGATAATACGTTCATGGTTCTGAGGCGCGACGGCTAATGGTCACCATCCGGTTATTAGGTGAAGCTGGTCGGCGTTACGGACGTAGGTTTCAGCTTGCCGTGAAGACGCCTGCTGAGGCTTTAAGGGCATTGTGTTTGCAGATCCCTGGTCTTAGACAGTATTTGCTGGAGTCAGGCGATAAGGGGATTAACTGGCGCGTTGTGACTGATCACGCGGAAGGCTTAGAGGATGAGCAGCTTTTGTGGCCAATGAGTAAGCGGATGGTGTTAGCTCCGTTACCTGCTGGTCGTGGTGGAGTGGGCAAGATTATTGCTGGTGTGGCGTTGGTTGCTTTTGCGATTTTGGTCCCCGGTATAGGCGCAGCAGCGGCCACTATCTTTGGCACGCAGTTTGGCGCTATTTCTCTTGGTATTGGCGCAATCGGCGCTTCGCTGATCTTTGGTGGCGTAGCAGACCTATTAACGCCAACGCCCAAGATGCCGAACGTAAAAGGCGGTGGGTTTGGCGGTGGTTCTAGTGCAACCTCAGGTCGCTCTCAAGAGGAGCAGCTGAACAGCTTTGCCTTTGATAAGTCGAACGCGAATACAGTGCAGGGAGACGTGGTTCCTGTTCTTTACGGTGAGCGCATCATTGGCGCTTTGCCAGTTCTGAGCTTTGGCCTTGAATTGCAGAATTACTTGTGATGGACGATCAAACCCAAGTGCACAACCTAGAGGTCAGTGGTGCTGGCGGTGGTGGCGGTGGTCGCAGTGCCCCTCCAACAAAACAGGTTGTCAATCAAACAGTTGTTGTTCAGAATCCATCAAGACAGCCAGTCGTTGAAGCTAATAACTTATTTTCAGTTGCTTTTGCAAAAACAGTTTATGCAACAAGCGAAGGTGTACTTGAAGGTTTTCCTAATGGCATCAATAAGGACGTTTACCTTGACGGCGTTCCAATTCAAAACCCCAATGGAACGAATAACTTTGATGGTTTTACTCTTGACTCAAGGCTAGGAGAAGACGAAACGCAAACACCTATTAATGGATTTAGTACAACTGAGAATACTGTTGGCGTCAATGTAAACGTCACGCAGGCTTCTGGGGCGATCACAAGAGCAATTACGGACACAGATACTGAGCGTTGCCGGGTAATCATTGCCTTGCCTGCTTTGCAGGCTCAAAACGAAAGCAACGGAGACATCTCTGGCACAAGCGTCAGTTTTAGGATTGAAGTCAATTCAAACGGTGGCAGTTATACAACTATCTCTTCGCCCACCATTAGCGGAAAATCAAACAGCGAGTTTCAACGCGCTTATGAGTTTGACCTACCTGGCACAGGCCCTTGGAACATACGAGTCACAAGACTGACATCTGACAGCAGCAGCAACTTTATTCAAAACACGATTAACTGGCAAAGTTTTGTCGAAATTATTGATGAAAAGTTCGCTTATCCAAATACCGGCCTTGTCGCGCTAAAGGTTGATGCAAGGCAGTTCAACACGATCCCTGATGTATCAGTCAAGCTTCGCGGTAAGCGTGTTCAGGTTCCTACCAATTATGACGCTGCAACTCGTACCTATACGGGGTTGTGGGACGGAACGTTTCAGATGGCATGGACCGACAACCCTGCTTGGATTTTCCGTGACATCGTTCTAAATGAACGCTTTGGCGTCAAGCGTTATGTCAATTCTATTGCGATTGATCCTTGGTATCTTTACACCGTTTCTCAATATTGCGATGAACTTGTGCCGTCTGGCAGTGGTGGAACGGAGCCTCGCTTTACTTGCAACGTTTACTTGCAAAATCCAGGCTCGGTCTATCAGGTTCTTAATTCACTGGCCTCTTGTTTCCGGGGTCTAATTTATTACAGCGAAGGTGAGCTGTATTTGACGCAAGATCGGGAGCAAGATGTTGTCCAGCAATTCAGTGAAGCCAATGTCATTCAAGATGTAGCGGAAAACGGAGAAGTTCAATCGCCATGTTTTAGCTATGCGGGTTCAGCTAGAGCTGCACGTAAGACCGTAGTTTTGGCGAACTGGGATGACCCGAATCAAGTTTATTCAAGCGTCACAGAGTATCAGCAAGATGATGAGCTACTGGACAAGTTTGGGTATAACCCTGTTGACCTTCGTTTGATTGGCGTTACGTCTCGCGGTCAAGCTTTACGTGCTGCTAAGCATACGCTTTTCAGTGATAGGTATGAAACAGAAAAGGTTAGTTTCCGCGTTGGAGCGGAAGGCATTGCAGCTGGCGTTGGCGAGATTATTAAAATTGCTGACCCATTAAAGCAAGGTCAACGTTTAGGCGGTCGCATCGTAGCTGTTGACGGAAACTTTATTACAGTCGATGCAGTTTTAACGTTATCGCCTGGAACTGACTACACGTTGACTGTTGTAATCCCTGAAGGGGAGACGGTTACCAACAATGATGGCTCGACAAAAGTAAATCCAAAGCTAGAGGTTTTAACTGTTGTCAGCTCTAGCGATATTGGCTTCCAAACTTTTGACGAGGGTAATGTTTTGACCGAGGACTCAGACGAAGTAATAACGCAAAGTGCTGATAATTTAATCGCTCGATACGCTTCAAGCGACGCAACTACAACTATGTTTGAAGTGAGTTCAGCGGTGCCAACACAGGTCGGCGCTTTATGGGTGCTTGAGTGGACATCGATGAAGGCTGCGACTTATCGGATCATCTCGATTTCAGAAGTTGAGTCTTTGATTTATCAAGTTGAAGCTATTCAATACAACAGCAGCAAATATGGTTATGTTGATAACGATTTGCCGGTTGCGATACCGAAGGATCGTTTTACGCTTCAACCTGTTGGTGAGCCAACCAATGTCAGCGGCATTCTTGAATACTCCAATGGTCAGACATCAATTCAAGCTTCATGGCGTGCCCCACAGGTAAACAATTCAGTCGACCTGTTAGTGCGGGGTTATAGGTATCAATGGCGAAAAGTTGGTGATACGGAATGGTCAGGTGTTGTTCAATTACAGGCAACAGCAGTCGAAACGCCTCTGTCGACTCATACTTTTGGGAATGCTTATCAGGTCCGAGTCTCTGCCGTTAACCGGCTAGGCAGTCAATCTGATTGGGTTGTTTATGACGTTGACGCTTTTGCTCCTATCCCTGATTTAAGTGATGCTGCTTTTGGGGCAACGGTTACGCACGCCAATCAACCAGATGGCACCCAGCTAATCATTGTTGATTCTGGAACGTGTCCAATTCTGCCTCGAATTAATGGTTTCAAGTGTTGGGTGAAGCCTCGCAACCTATCGTCTGGTGAAATTCCTGGAGTTAAGCCCCCTGGGGATGATGGCTGGTATTTCTTAGCTGATATTCCGCTAACTGGCTATTACACCGTTGCATTTCACGCTCCAGATACTTATGACGTGCGGGTTAATTTTACAAGTTCAATTTTTGGAGAAAACCCAACTGATTACATCTATGACTTTGTAGAGCGTGATGAGATTGCACCGCCAACTCCTAGTAATTTTAGTGTTGTTGAAAATCAAAATAGCAGCGGCAAACGTTTCAGCTGGCAGTTGCCCACAACAGAATATGGCAGTTGGGATCAAGGGCTTGTCGCTGACGTTGTGAGCTATGAGGTCAAATACAAGAAAGGAACGCTAGCGTTGAATATTGTTGAATTTGAGATTGCGACCGATCTTGTCACAGTTAAAACCTCAACAGTTATCGGCACCAGGACTAACCAGCATTTGCTGAGTATTGGCGATGAGATTGTATTTGCCGCTTCTTCTGGATCGCTGCCTACTGGGGTTGTTTCTGGAACGACTTACTTTGTTGCAAGCGATGGCTTCACAAGTACAGCCTTCAAAATTAGTGCAACAAATGGCGGTGCTGCGATTGACTTTACTGGCACTGCAACTGGAACATATAACGTTTCAGGCCCAGTAGATCTAAAAACTCGACTGGATGTTACCGCTACTTGGGGCGCTGGTCTTGAGCTTGCCTCTGGCGGTTTGCCTGCCCAGCAGCAATGGTTTGAGACAAGTTTGTTTGACACTGGCACCTATGTAGTGATGGTGAAGTCAGTTGATGCAACGCAATGGCGTGCAGATCTTCCAGCGTATGTATTGGTGAATATAGGCGCTCCACCAATTAGCAATGCAGTGCAGTCAATTGATGCAAAGAACGCACCAACAAACAATTGGCCTGGAACGTATGACAATTGCTCTCTTGCTACGGGGCTCCTGCTGACTCAAGACGAAGGCTCCCTCTTGACTCAATTAAACGACAAGTTAGCAAGAAACAACGAAGAGTATTTAGCTCAGACAGATGCAACGCTTGACAGCTATTTTACTTGGACTTTTGACAATAATAATCTTGAAAGCGCATTGTTGTTTTCTACGACTTCAACTGCGACTTATTCGCATTCACTGGTTGCGTTAACGGGTCAAGCAACTGAGCTAACGCAAGAGGATGATTTTGATCTTTTGCAGGAGAACGATGATCGAATCTTGGCTGAACAACGGTATTATTCGCCAACAGAGTTAGCAGAAGGCGGAGTTGTTCACCCCTACGCGCCATTTGAGAAATTACTTGGTGATGTGTATCGAGTTGAAACGCGGTTCAAGAGTCCTGATGGCGGAACGACTGCTGGCACTATCACTGCATTAACGGCTCAGTTGGATTATCCAGACGTGATCGAGAAGCAAAACGATGTCTCGATTGCCGCTGCTGGAACGGCGGTAGCGTTGACCAAAACATTCCGAGCGGTTTCAAGCGTTTCGATTACAGCTTTACAAACAGGTGGAAGCACTGCTGTTACGGCTGTCGTTACGGCTAAAACCACCAGCTCCGTTACTATTAAGTGTCTGAACTCCAGCGGGACCGGGGTCACTGGCCTTGTTGACATCACAGTAATTGGTTACTAATGGCTGACGCACGCATCTCCCAGTTACCAGCCGCAACGACGGTTGAAAGCCAGGACATTGTTCCGTTCACAAGTATTAGCGCAAGTGAAACGCGCAAGATCACTGCAAATAATCTGGCGATTGTCCTGACCCAATTGGGGTTAACGGTTGGAACGTCTACTCCAACGACGCCTTATAACGGCCAACTTTGGGTCGATACCAATACGAACCCGCCAATTCTGAAGGTTTATAACGGTGCAACGTTTACAACTGTCAGTTTTCTACCTGGGTCGTCAGTTGCTACAAGCCCCAGTAGTACTGCGCCTTCGAGTCCAACCTTGGGGCAACTGTGGCTTGACACGTCTCAAACGCCGGATGAATTGAAGGTCTATGACGGCGCAGCTTTTGTTCGTGTTGATCCCTTAGGCATCACTGATGCTGATGCCGCTGCCAAGTATTTGCAGATCACTAATGCTGCAAGTACATATTTGGCGTTGACTGGTGGGACGTTGACGGGAAACCTGACACTGACAGGCGATCCCACAACAACCAATATGGCCAGCAATAAGGGGTACGTCGATGCTCAAATTGCTGCAATCCCGGCAGTAACTGACCAGACGCCTGCTGGAACGGTTATTTATTCGGCTAGGTCTACTGCTCCAACTGGTTATATAAAAGCGAACGGTGCTGCGATTAGTCGAACAACGTTTTCAGTGTTGTTTGCAGCGATTGGAACTCAGTTTGGTGTAGGTGATGGATCTACCACGTTCAACGTGCCTGATTTGCGTGGTGAATTTATCCGTGGTTGGAGTGATGGTCATACGGTTGATAGCGGTCGAACGCTAGGCAGTAACCAAGGAAGTGCGAACCTGTCTCACAATCATGGAATCAACGATCCTAGCCACGCTCACGGGGTTAACGATCCTGGGCACGCGCACAGTCTTACCGCAGCTCGTGAGTCGGGGAGTACTGGGTCAGGAAGCGGAGATGACGAATGCTCAAACCAAAACTTCTCTACAAACGCTCAAGCAACCGGCATCGGAATCTATGGTGCGACCACTGGAATCAGCATTCAGAACAACGGCGGCACGGAGTCACGTCCCAGAAACGTGTCCTTGCTGGCCTGTATCAAGACCTGATCTGGCATTAAAATCAAGCTATTAGGAGTGCATCATGGCTGACATCAAAATCACTGATCTGGCTGCTTACACAGATCCGGTCAGTACTGATGTGTTGCCGATTGTTGATGTTGGCAGTGATCTGACCAAGAAAGTCAGTATTGCGGATCTACTGGAGAACGCTGGAACGGGTAGTGCTACAGCACCTTCGTTTTCTTTTGATGGCGATAATGATACAGGTGTTTGGCGATCTGGGGATAATAAACTAGCCATCAGCACTAATGGTGTTGAGCGCGTTGAGTTTGGCACCAGCGAAGTGGTGTTCAATGATGGCGGTGCTAATGTTGACTTCAGGGTTGAAGGCGACACTAAATCTAATTTGTTCTTGATTGACGCAGGAAATGATAGTATTCAGACCGATGGCCCTATTGGCGTAGGCGGTGCTAACTATGGAGCAGCAGGTCAAGTGCTTGTCTCCAATGGATCCAGTGCAGCCCCAACCTGGGAGCAGGTTACTCCATCCGCAGTCTTTGGCTGGGACCACGACGATGATACTTATGGGCTTTATCTGCCAGGTACCAGCATCAAAGTCAGCGACCTTACGGGCGCGGTAGACATTGACGTTCAATCGCGAATGCG